ATAGAATTTTCATTTGCATAAGGGAACACATTATTTCTGAGGTTTCTTTCAGCTTCTTGGTGAAGTTTTAGACCTTTATTAAGCCAATCAACCCAAACTGATTCGTCTGCATACATACTAGGTATGTCTTTTTGGAATAATTCCATTTCTCTATCAGATATAGCACCTTTGGTTTTTGCAGTTTTGGTTAATGTAGACTCAATAACTAACTCCATTAATCGTTTTCTGACGATAGCACCTTTAGTACCAAACATTTCACCTATTGATTGTGCTGTATCACTGCCTTTAGTCATACCAACAGCATTGACATCACCAAACTCAGTGTCATTTCCACTTAGTATGTTTATAAGATCGCTAATTTTAGTTTGTTGAGCCTGTGCGTCTTGTATTAATGGTGCTGTTTCTTGGATCATTTCTGCTGCTGCTGCTTGTGTTGTAGCTTGTCTATCTAATGCAGCTTCATTAATAGCATCTAATCTAGCTTGTTCAGCCTGAGATAATCTTCTGTTTTCATCTTGGATGCCACTATAGGCATCTGAAGCAGCTTGATAGGCTGCAAGACCGCCCTGACCTGATGCACCGACCATAGCTCCACCCACTCTTCTTAATGTCTCACTAAGACCAATTTGATTAGGGTCATCCTGCATGATTTTGTCACCTAGACGTTGCATAAAACCTCTTCTTGTCTTAGGTGTTTGTTCAATATTAGAAGCAGCACTAGCAGCTCCTTTCAATATCATTTCTTTTGGACTTAGGGGCATTGAATTATCTACACGGAGATAATCAGGCAGTAAATCATTGGTTGTACTTGGGTCGAATGGTGTTGGTACATATTCTGCTGCATTAGCACTGCTTATCAATCCCCCACCACCTACGGATGCATTTTCAGCAGCAATTTCTTCTGGTGTTCTTCTGTCGTAAAGACTTGCTATCTTGTTGCCCAAAGCAACAGCATTAGGTTTAAATCTAATGCCACGAACAGCATTAGAAAATGCACTGGGTTCTGTTGATCCCACAAAGTCATTTGTATTTATTGGGGCAAAACCACCAGCACTATTTAAAATAAGTGCTTGTCTAGCTGCTTCTTCAGCTTGTCTTTCTTCGGCTAATTGTCTTGCTGTTTTTACATTAGGATCACGTTGTCTAAATGTATTTTGATTAGCAACATTAGATAACGAAGGAAAACTATAAGGGTTGCCTAAATTGAAGTTTGTTGCCATTTTATTTACCCCTCCTTCATATCTTTAAAGAATTTCGCCATGTCCATCCCAATACCTGCACCCTGTATAGCGCCACCAAAGCCAGCAGCAGTAGGATCTGTAAGATTAGCTGTTGCACCTTGTGGTGATTGATAGACAGCATCACCTAATATGCCTTGTCTGTATTTAATTTGATTATCTAATGCAAAATCTCTATCACGTTCATAGGCAGCTCTAAGATCATTGAGATAACCTTGTTCAAAACCTCTAAGATTTCTACCAGCACCAGTCATCAATTCAGCAGCCTTTTGTGTGGCATTAAGAGAATCTAAATAGCTTCTGCCCATACCCTGAGTTGCTTCTAAGGCATCATCAAATTGTCTGCCTTATTGTGCTATAGACCTATCAATTAAGTTATCTTGTATTCTTGCTGTAGTATCCGTTAGTCTATCTTGGAAACCTCTGTTGGCTATTGCATCGGCAACAGCTTTAGTAGAGGCATTAGTATTTCCTGTGCCTTGAGCTCCCATTGCTGTATTTCTTAAAGTATTTTCAGTTAGATTACGGAAATCATCCCTCATTGCAGCATTAACGAGTGGATTGGCATTATCTATAGCATACTGTTGTGCTATAGCCATTCTGTCGTCACCCATAGCTCTTCCATAAAGATCTCCAAAGTTGCTGGCATAATCTTGTGATGCCAATGCTGCATCAAGAGCACCTTGTCCGACATTACGTCCTACATTTCCAGCATATATATTACCTGATAGCTGAAATGGATCTGGGACTGCATAAGTTTGACCACCATAAGCTCCTCTGTTGAGTACATCAGCCAATGCTGCTTGACCGCCTTCATAAGTTTCTTTTATGTATGGTTTTGAAAATCTAAAGGCTTCTGCTTTAGTGTCTTCAGCGTCTCTGATTGCTCTAGATTGTCTTTTGGCTGCGTTATTGGAGACAACACCGCCAACAATTGACGATCCTATGATAGCTGCTGCTACGAATGACATGTTATTATACCTCTTACTTTTTTCCTAATTGGAAATACTTTTCTATATTGGGTTCGGGTAACCCTATGGATGAATAAGAATCTGTAATTAGTTCATCTTCTATTGCATCTAGATGATCTAAATTAGGTTCTTGCTTAGTTATATGTACTGTTGTCATAACAGAATCTTCGACAGCATAGAAAGCTCTTTTTGCACCAATTGGAGAAACCCAAGTATAGGGTGCTTTCATGTGTATTCGTCCCGATTCAGAGACAACAACTAGCTCGCCTTTTAATAAAATACTGATGTGTGGATGTTTATGTATTTTCCCAACAAAAGTCATACCTTTCGGTACAGTTAATTCTCTAGCGTATTGACCACAGCCAAACTCTTCGATAACTGGTGAAAAATAATGCTGTAGACTGGTATCTGGTATTGCATCTACAAATTTACCTTCATCGATACCTTCTTCTATTTTATTCTGTAGATGACTGACTGATGCTTTTAATCTCCGTGATAAAGAACTCATACTGCTACCCAAGCAGTGCCATTGTAGACAACTAACCCTTGGCTGTTGTCGCCAAGTGGATTCCAAGGTAATACATTAAATCTAACCATACCTCTTCTGGGGTTGCTTGGTGCTTTATCTACAGTTTGTATGTCGGCATCAGCCATTGACAACAAGGTATTTTCTATCCTTTGAAATTCATCAATAAGATATTGTTTTACGTTGTCATCTATAGATGGGTAGTTTTTACGGCTATAACGAGCAGTAACGACATCAGTTTTCTCATTAATAGCCATGTCTATCTCCTACCAGTAACTAATACATCCATATCAAATCCAATAAAAGAGAAATCTTTGTTATCAGGCGAAGTCAATTTATAGGATAAATATCTACCTGCTGCTCTTGAGTCTATCTTGTGATCCGTAGAGATATCGTAAGTAACAGTGGTTTCATAATTTGGAGTACCACTAATTAAATTGGCAGCACCAAAGTTAAATGAAAAAGTCTTACTTGTATTGCTTGTTGTTACCTGTGGATACACTTTATTAATAACTTTGTATCCAGAAAGTTTTACTATTTCATCTAGATCAATACCTTTTCTTTCTAATAATGGAGCTTTAGTAGCTTCACTGTCTAAAGCAAATGAAAGTGACCCAGTGTCACTTAAATCTAATCCATAAATTTTGTCTGAAGTAATACCATCAGTGCTGTTGTCTTGTCCTACAAAGATACAATGGGTATCAAAGTTGGCTTGTTGAGACCAATATGAGCCACCTATTTCTTCATAAGAAGCTGTAGAGTTAGCATAGGTACTACTGGAATTTACGTTGGCTATACTCGCTGATGCCACATTAGGCAAATCCAAGAATGACCAAGTGCCATTCTTATAGTTGTATACGGCTGCTCTGTTGCATCTATTGGAAGACGTAAACTCAGCCATATCATCCCCTGAGTTATAACAGAAATAGATTTCTTCTAACTCTGGATGTCTGGTTACAAAACATACATCGGTCTTCGATGAGTCTAAACTTTGGAAAATGTAGTTTTTAACTCTCTGGTCTACTATGGATTCTCTGGTGTTACCATCGTGTACATAAATATCATTATCAGAAAATACATAGTGACGGCTATCTACTTCAATAGCACAGTTTTGATTAATGATACCAATGTCACTAAATACTTTACGGAAGTTAAATATAAACGTACCACCTACAAATTCCATTAACCATACGTCACTCTTGGAATAGACAATAAAGTTAGTACCTAGAGTTGCTCCATCAATGATAGGAGACTGCATTTGTACTAGATCATTAAACCCAGCACTCTTTGTGGTATCCGAGGCATCCCATGAATCAGGAATAGCATTGGCAGACGCTATGTTACTCCACCGTATTCGAGTACCGTAGTTAGTAGAGGATTCCGTCATATTAAGACCAATCAAGAAGTCACCATAAGACCTCAATGACTCACACCTCCAATTGGAGTCCCAATTAGTTAGGGCAGCAAAGTTAGTACCCCCTATAGCTTTATAAGAAGGAACTTTATCGGATCTGTTGACATAGACTATGTTGGCTAAGGTAGTGCCAGTCCATACTAAATCATTGGCTGATGTCGCACTTATAGATCCAGATCTGTCTGTGAGTGAACCGTTAGCATACTCTTGTATGCCGTAGGTGTCAGTCGCGATGACTACAGTAGAGTAACCTGTGATGGGGTTTACACCATAGACAAACCTTGGGTTGAAACCTAAGCTGGCTTTAACT